CAAAGCGGACATTTTTTTTTTTTTTTTTTTTTTTGCATTTTTAAGAAATTCGCAGTGTTAATATTGCACGGTCCTTAACGACCAGCGCAGACCATAAACCCTCTGCGCAGGGTATATGATCTTGACAATTATTCTTTTGTCAAGGGTAAGATGTAAATGTCAGGGACATTCACGAAATGTAAAAAGTTGAAATCAGTTCCAGCTGAAACAGAGAAAGCAGTATCTGTAGTACCTCTCTGATCGACACTGGCGGGAGCATCATAATAACCAATCCAAGTTAATGCTTTATTATAATAATACCGGAACGCAGTTCCTCCACCATAAGGTGGACCCCCATAAAGGGAAGTAAAATTGCAAGAACGCATACGGAAGTTATCATACTGCGGCGAAACAACAGATATATTACCAGAAATCTCTTCGCGGACTGAGGTTAAACCCCCCAGACCACTTGAAATATTCCTGAGCATAAATCTTGCCAAGCCAGCAGATGTAGAAGTCCCATCATATTCGAGCCTGAGAGGTGCAGTTAAAGCAGTCTCGGAGGCAAGAAATTGAGTTGAAGATTTTGCTCCACCTGATAAGTCTAAAACTCGCCATACAAGAGATCCTCGGAAACCTACAAAAGCAGCACCTATATAAGCTATAGGCGTAGTTGCATTCATATTCCAAGCTACAGCTGGACCCACACCTCCTGAAACAGAGGTGGGATCTACTGATGTTGTCTGATCTATATAAGGTGAGGCAGCTAATCTAGGAAGGGGAAAACGCGTGAAGGGTATTGCAACCCCCGTGCGTCCGTATGTGTTGAAATTGTTGCTGGCCATCTGTCTAACATTAACAAGGTAAGAACGGTGTAGTAAAGAACGTAGCGAGGGTATAATCTCGCCGGAATATAACATTCCTAGTTTCTCCACTTTAGCCGTCTCAGCCTCGCCAACCTGGATCTCCTCCTTATAATCTCCTTGCAATGTTGAATTACGGAAGGAGACATTAGCAAGAGTTCCACGGTTGGAGTCAGATAGACCATAGTCAGCGCGAGGGCAAGCCAGGATCATGTCTTCGAAGTAAGTCTTAACTATAATAGAAACTGGTGATGAAACATCGCCAGATTGCAATTTGTTAAGGACCCTAACAGAGAAAACACCATTCGGATTACCAGTTGTATTGAGGTAAGTCATCAAATCTGATGAAGACGAACGATTACCCCAAGTAGTAAAGCTACATTGAGCAGAAGAATAACAAGCCAAAGCACGGGGGACAGTCTCACCCATACCACGAACACCCATATAGGGTACGCGGTAAGTGATCTCAGTCCCATTTGCTAAGTCTAAAACTTCTGTCAAGGTATCACCGGCACCGACATCAGCAGTAGCATCACCAGTAGGGTCCCACATTAATGCAAGACGGCCACGATGAAACTGACTTGCGACAACATGCAACTTGATAACCATAGTACCACGCCAAAACTGAAATAAATTGGCAAAATAGGTATATGGCATACAAGTCACACGACCACAAGGTACTGAAGAAGCGGTACCGTTTGAAATCCAAGAGGCCCTAAAATGAGCAGGACAGACAGGGAGAGTAAGTAAATAATCTCCCTGACCATCTGCTGGTAACCAATCGATCACATCTAAAATTGCAGGTTTAGCGCAAAGCTCTCTAATAACTAGAGCATCTTTAGCAGAAGTACCTATAATTGTTGGATCAATGGTCACCTCATTCTTCGGGTCGAGAGCCAAGACATTGTCCTGGTATGAAACTAAAGGAGAGGGGTTCAAGAAACCCGTGGTAGGTATAAAACCATGCACGCCTGAAATAATAGGCGGGTTCGACCAACCAAAGAGTTTAAGAACTGAAGAAACTGCAGAAGCAGCTATTTTTGTCGCCATAGCAAAAGGCCCAATAATGGGAATGCTAGTCAACAAATTAGCTGCATCAGCCACAGTACTAGCAATAGCACTGGGTTTTGGTGCAGCAGCGTCTTCAAATTCTCCTTGTAGAGTTGATTTTGATGGTCCCCACAATTCAACATTTTCTGCCCAGGCAAATACATTAACCGTTACCGGATTTGCATCTGCAGCAGCAGTTGTGCGAAGGGGGACAAGATTTTCCAAAATAGCCATACCCATCTCAGCAAAAGGTGTGGCCCCTAAAGACCACACGCCTCCGCCAGAAATGGAAGGTTTGGATTTGAATTCTATAGCATCTTGGTAATGGAGAAACGGCAAAACCATCTCACCACCAGTGGAAGTTGCTGGAAGAAGCATAACATGTTGTCTTTGGGATCGTGATGTTAATGATCCCGCAGCGGTGGTGCTGAAATCACCACCAGGCATATCAATATTACTATCTCCAGCTATTTGACCACCAGAGAACCAGGGAGCTTTTGGATCCGTAAGAGTTGCAAGAGACGATTTGTAAAATAAAGGTCTATAAGATAATAGTGCGGCTCCATATTTAAATGGTGAACCGTTGACTACGATCTTGAGACACAAGTTACATCGAATGCGAGTGAAACCTGCAAGTTTCTCTGCAATCTTCGGATTGGAAAAATAAGATGCCCAAGGGTGGAAAACTTGCGTGGTGAGCGAAGTGGAATCATTCCAATTAAATGTAAAGATTTCGACCGGACGACTAAAATAGCCGCCATAACTACCACGCGGTTCCCGCGCCTGAGTTTCATCTTGATTCGAAAGATTTTGATTCGAGACATCGTTGTCCCGATCGGAAAAATTTGTAAGAGCAGTTGAAGCACGTTGTAAAATTCGCAACCATGATTAACGTATGTCATAGTCACTAGGCACTCTTGTCCACCAACCCATAGTGGAACAATAAATATTGTTTTGGGGGTTTGCCCCAGGGTTGCACTAACTAAAGCCGTTATCCAATCTAATAAGAATGTCAATTGATCAGAATATGGTAACCAGTAGTTAGTAGGCTTTTTGGTTGTTGACCTAAGCTCTCGCAGGCCGTCGATTCGTTTTACGCACTAGCGAGATTCCTAGCCTCAACCGTTTTACGGCTGGGATAGGACTCGTCAATGCGTTTGCGGGCGAAATGCTCCCATGTAGGGAAAACATCACACCCAGACTTCTGACGGAACCACTCATCCAAACCAAATTGTGTAATACACTCTCGGCAATGGATGGCATGTTCGGCATAAAAGTCCCGCCCATGATGAAAAGCTTCAGCTAGCGAGCTAAAAATAACACTAGCGTCACGATCATCTTGGGCGATGTCTTGTTCGTGTTTCTGTATGCAGAGCATGGTGTTGATGGTTTTCATCTCGATGGGGCAGCGATAAAACTGCACACCTTCGAAATGATCCACGGCCCATGATCGCTTCAGAAATGTGGCATCGTCCTCGGCAACAAAAGGTTCCATAACGGCGGATTTGTGAGCATCCGTGTATATGACACCATATTTTGCCAAGGCTAAAGAAACGGTATTCTGGTTAAACCTTTCCTGGTATTTAGGATGTACTGATATGACGTTATCGTCACCATAAGTGATAATACGTACGTGATCATTAAAATCTTTTAAATTACCGAAAATATCTAACCAAGCAACGCGAATGTAAAGAGAATTAACAATAGAGTTGATAACAACTGTAAGAGCATGTCCTGAGGGATTATATCCATTAAAAATGTATAAATCACCAAAGAAATTAACTATCGGGTTGCAACACTCAATTGCCAAACTATACATCACATTAAGAGTAAGAGCTATGAATACACCGGGATTATTTGCACGGCAGAAGTTTATTAATATCTTCCACGCGCACTTCATAATACTAGATGCTTGTCTTTGATCGAAATTGGAATAATCCCCACAAAATACCCTCCAGCCAGGCTGGAAAAGATATTCGTGCAAATCATCCCAATCTCTACCGAAACAATTCATACCAACAGCGAGTTCGGTGACAAAATTGAAACGTTGGAAAATCGAAATAACGGATAGAAAATATTTCCTCAGTAAGAGCAAGCCCTCCAGGCATATAGCCTGAAAGACTCTTAACTTTCCTGCAGTCATTTTCTTTTCCGTAACAGCTTCATCTTTAAGAGATGCATTAAAAATAACGCTAGGTCTCTCAAGACGTGAAGCACTATCTTCGAAATTATCCATGCGAGTGCGTGTGACATCCGATATGGTATGACGTGTAGTACCGTCTGGTTGTAATAGAGCGGGCATAACTAAGGCTTTTGACGAACCATAGAAATATCCAGCTCCAGTCTTAAAATTAAGACTATCAACAAAAGGTACACCATCTATACCATACAGGAAAGCGTTTTCTGTTAAAACAGTAACAGTCTCACGGACTTGTTTGGGTATATTTAGCAGCCTAGCATAATAATGTGCTGTGACTGCTGAAAGTATTTCTGAACTAAAGAAGTCTTTATGAGGACTTGTGGTCAAAAGGCATGTGCGTTTGTGACGCCATTCCTTAACAGGACCCTCAATCCCATCAACCTTCTCACGAATCGGAGGTATCTTGTCAGTAGTGTAACCTCTGGATGTCCAAAAGTCGAACATCCTACTAAATGAAACCTTAGAGTTGAAACGCGTCTGAGATATCTTCAATGAGCAAACAGGTGTAATACTAGATCCTTCGGGAGTCTCTGAGAATCCCTCAAAACGAATTGCACTTTTAGCATGCATATCCGTTATCTCTGGAATCCCCTGACTTGTCGAAATGTCTATTGAAGGTACGCCATCTACATGGCTGAAACAAACAGTATTCAACGGTTCAGTCTGTGTAAAGTGATCGCGCATCATAGTAATCCATTCCATAGGGTAAGGATTTATGACGTGCTTATCACCGCGCAAAGAAATTTGAGTATAGCCAACGTGTGCTCCTAAAAGCATACATAGGCCTTGTTGTGCAACAAAAGCGGGGCTACCGCAATATCCATTCTTACCTATACGTTCAATAATGTTCGCTAGATATTTCTTGGAGTTGTCAGTAACACCCACTCGTGACAATGTAGCGTTCATAGTTGAATCGTCTACTAAATTGTAGGGTCCCAATTTCTGTACGTTACCATCCACAAAATAAGTTTCTATTTCGAGTGGTTTTGTAATCGGTTTGGTCAAGTATTTACACAAATTATAATGATTTATAGTTGGTGCGCATACTAAAGTAAAATCTCTATCGGGGCAATGATGACAAGTAGTGCAATTAACCTTGGTCTTAACTGTTGAAAAGTTGGCATTGGTAACGGATTTTATAAATAAATCGTTATTGCCATTTTTCTCAGCAGATAACCAAAAGTGTTTTGGTACTAGCCAATATTGTCCAAACATGCATACGCCTGTTATACTATTTTCTGTCCCAGTGGGAGAAGTAACAGTAAAACGAGCTGTAGCTTTGTGTACTAATTCGCGGAAAGCTTCGGGTTTACTAGTTCGATTTGGTCTTGCTAGTAGAGAATAGGAATCTAACTTATCAGTATTTTTCCAAACGTTCTCTGTATTGTGTTTCGGAGGCTCCATAACCCCCTCTGGAATGTGTATTTTGCCATGTAATTCGGAGGATGTGAAATATCTCGTAATCATCAAAGCAAAAGCCGCTGAAACTAATACAGCAGCAAGAATTCTAGTTCGAGTGGGTCGGAAGAAGATCTGTTCCCGAAGTCGGGTGCTAAGAGCATTGTAATGATGACCCAAACTACATACGAAAGAGTAATAATTTTGGGCAGCATCACTAGCTGTCTCACCGGCTTCAAATGTGATGAGATAGCGGCAAGCAGTCCAAGGATCGTGAAAAAGGTAAAGTACTAAAGCGTAAGCTCTGTGATATGCCATAGACAAATAACGGGAATAAATCCGGCGTGAGATGTCTAGAACACATGCAAATAGGAGGAAGAATCCAACTACATGCACTATGCCAGTATCATCAACAAATTCACCACAAAGAACAGACTCGGGGTCGATATCTGAATCTGATGCATCCGTAGCCACTGATGATGGTTTACGAGGTGGGCAGTTAAGGTGATGTCTATTTGGAAAAGCGGGAACTTCGATAGTGGGTAATTGTACATAATCAGCAACTATATCCGGCGGAGGTTGTGCGATAGGTAATCTATCAGTGTTAATCCGCCGACTATCTGCTAATGGAATAATATCCACATTTGGCACGCTAGGTAAAGATGAAGGTGAAGTGACAATCGGTGCACACTTGCAATATAACGATAAACGTTTGCAAGCGTGACACAGGTTGCCAAAGCTTTTAGTAAAGCCTTCAGAAGCACCCTGGTGTGTAAAATGTTCGATGGATGTGTCCCTAACTATGTCTAAAAGTTCCTCTAAAGAAACACTCATAACATTATCAGGTAACATGGAAGCATATGTAACTGAGCCATTATCTTCTAAAACTATACGTTCAACTTTAAAAGTCCAAATATCCTTGTTATCACCTACTGAGGCCTCATTCAAACGCCCGTCAGGACGTCGAAATTGAGGTCTAACAGTGGGTGTAACAACGATAGGAAATCTGCGTAGTACCGCACCTGATGAAAAACAGGCGGCACTTGCGTTCAATCCTTTGTTGTTCGTTGTAGCTATAACAAAATCTGGAGCCACAAACATCTTTCCTTTCTCTTCGACGGCTGCCATCTCAGGAAAATAAGTCACATTATTTATAACGTGAATTATCTCCTGGATTTCGGTCTCGAAACCGGCAACCTTTGGGTTCTTTTGTGCTAAATCGTCATAAACGACGCACCAGCTTGAATTTGTGTAACAGGACCAGTATGCCTCACCTAGGTTTCGATTATAAACTCCCCCCGCAAGTAGCGGTAGGGGTTTATCTTCTTTCCTAGATAAAGCACGTGGGTTGAGTTGTCGAAAGTGTTCAATAAGAGTGCCAGTAATGGAACTCTTACCTATACCTGGACCACCGTGTACAAGAATTGTGTAAGGAGCATCGCGTTGTGTGCAATTGCGAGTAATATTTTTGAGTTGCAAAGCATCCATGCGTAATTTAGTAAGCTCGCCTTGTAAGGCAGTACGCAAACTACGTTTGATTGTCGTCAACATTTTGGTGCCGGAAGTAATAGTGGCAGCCAAATCTGTATGTAACATACGCATATTGGAATCAAGTTTCTCTTCGTAGCGATATTCTTCTATTTTCAAATGTAAATTATCGCACTTGGCTTTAAAAACACCAAAATCGTCATGTCTGCGTAACCAAACAGTAGCGTCACCGGTCTCATAGTATTCCTTTGCACAAGTGCTAAGGTTTACAACGTGATCATAAACACTAATTATAAGGCTACTACCTTTAACTAAAACGGAATGCTCAACGAGATCGCCTAAAAAGGCTATATCTAGTTTGGCTTTGGGAATAACAAATATGATGCCCCATAGTAGGGAGATCATTTTAAGTGCTGAAATTGTAGTATCTGATGCAAAAATCTGTCTAATGACAGAGTCCATATCGGCTAAACTCTGAACAGTACTTGTTGGGGTATAATCGCCCATGCGAAATACAGTTGGGGGTTTTTCGCTAAACATCTCTGACATACGTCCCATAGGAAGGACTTCTATCAGTTGTTTATAACGAGGTGTATCTATATCCATGAGCCTATCTAAGAAAGACAAAATTGCTAAAACTTTTCCAGCAGCTTTGTCATGTAAATACAAATTAGCTCCTAGGATAAGAATCTCTTTTGCTATCTTGATGTCCGGGTTTTTATCCCAATCTTTGTTAAGTAGGCCCATAAGGCCCTGAACTTCGGAATGGGATTGGGCTCGTGCCCAACGTGAAATAACCATACGGACTATGTCTTTCTTGTTTCGGTGAGAAACACTGAATTGAACAGGAACACCACTTGAGGTGAAACCATATTTAAAACAGTGCATCTTACGATTGTCAGAATCTACCGTGGTGGTATAATCCCACCAAATATCCTCTGCATGTTTGAAATGCTCAGGAATATATCGGTCAAAAAGAAGTTTTGCTAACCAATACCATTCATCTCGTGAGTAAACTGTGTAATCTGGTTTCCCTCTGTATGTGAGTTGCGCGCCTAACCATTTATGGAAAAGCACGTAAAAGGAACAAGAGGTTAACCAAAGGGAAGAACTATCTAATGAGAGATTACATCCTGAAATAGGGTAAGCCTCACAAAAAGTTCTAGCGGAATGTTTCGTTTGAATTTGTAAAAACAGAAAGAGAAGAAAGGCAGAAAGTGTTTGCCAATCTCGTTTCGTCCAATGTCCAGTTCTGTCCATGAGTAATATCAAGCAAAATACTGTGATATACAAAGTGAGAGTTACGGTTAAGCAAATCTCCCAAATGTAAATCATATTAGCATGATACAACCTGTCTGTTGTTGTGTTTCGTGCAGTAGAAAAATCTAAATATTTGTCGGGCATGAGCGGGGCATACCAGCGTAATTTATCGTCTGGTAATGCTCCGCAAAAGGGTGTATCAAGTCCAATATCATTTGGAACTGGTTGGGATGTCTCCCAATGTGTTAGAAAAGCACGAGCCTCGAAAGACTTCGTGACTATGTCGTTCATCATTGGAGGTACGTGAGGAGTAACAACACGTGTAGCGTTGTATAAACCTGTCTGAGGTTTCTTCGGAACTGCATTGTTACGCATTCCGGGGGGGACCTTGCCTGAACCAACTTCAGGCCTAACCTTTCCTAACTCGTTGCTCTTCAAAAAGAGGCAGCTGGCGCTAGTAACCAGCAGCAAAAACATAACCAAAATTTGTCTAAAATCTACCGTGCTCATTTTGGTCGCTTTGTAGATGTAGAAAAATTTCATCCCGATGATAATGGGGTGAAGTAAAGAAATTCCGACGCGAATTAATAGTGAATCTTTAGTTCACTAACATAACGATGTATGTTCGATCGGAAGCAAATCTCTTGGAGTAGGAATAGCCAAGGACTAAAAACGTATAAGGTAACAAATCGACGCACTATAAAAGTGCACCAAAATAGTACCCATAACTTGCAAAACAGTAACTGTCTTGTATCAAAAGTATTCAAAATATCTTGAAAACAAAATCAATCTAAGATCATTACGATCAATATCAGGGTTGGCTAAGGAATTAGCGGATTATGGGGGACAATTTCTATCAGTATTAGTCTCCATTTTATCTTTTTCGCCATATCGGAAAATTCCTCCACAAACAACAAGACCCTACTGGGCCCTAATATCTGTAAATCAAATAGACATCAAATGATGTCAAGGATAAATCTATCTCTTTATCAAACAATAAATTATCTGAGAAGTAAGCATACATTTCCTGTGTTGTGAAAAACGCAAAATTGTGTTAATCTATAACTTGTTGTACGATGAGCATTACTACTATGATGTGTTCAAATTCGTTAACGGGGGGCTGCCCCTGGAAAATGAAACGTCAAGTAGGCTTAAAATCAGCTCAATCTTATATCAGTTTGTAAAACTGCAAACGGATAGTCAATCCGAATGGAGGGTGGCTATACACCCCCAAAACTGCCTGCGATATTGTATAAGCAGGCGGGCCGCGATGAAATTGCGGCAATGCTAGTTAGACCAAAAGGTAGCTACTAGCGAAGCCAATATAGAGTGAATACACTTCAACAGCATAATAAGATACTATGCTTAAAAAGTATAATGAGATGCGTGCAGAAATGCACGCACT